ACCGACGAACAAATAGCTCTAATTGTCGGAATCAGCGCTAAGACGATCCAACGGGCGCGGAATGGAACATTTTGTCCAACGATAAAAATTGCTGAGCTCAAACGCGAGGCGATTTACCGCAAGAAAATCTGGGCAGCTAAAGGTTTCTGGCAGGGCGCAGCTTGGTTTCTGGAGCGCAAATATCCAACCCAATTTGCCAAGCCAGAGATCCAGCTGTCCTTTAATAACTCTTACACGCAGAACAACTTATCAATTTCGATTTCCAGCGCTGAAGCCAAGGCAATTGAGAAAGAGGCCAACCCGATCCGTGATGCCGTCTCCTCAATGTTCCAGAAGTATCGGCCGGCGCTCGGCAACGGCAACGGGCATCAAAGCATTGATGACAAGTCAACCAAATCCAAATAATTCGCAACCCAAGAACGGGATGGTCGCGCTCTTGACGCAGCTAGCCACGAGCGGTGACAAGATGATCCAGTTTGGGATTTTGGTGCTGGTCGGCTTGAGCGGCCTTGGCAATTGGGTGGCTACAAACAACAATGCCAGTGAAACCCGGACCCAGGTCAATGTGGCACGGGAACAAGCGTTTCGGGATCTGCACGAGCTGCGTGACGCCCTGGACGATTTCGAAAAGCGGCAGAAAGCGGTGCTTGAGGGGCTGCAGGCGAGCGCGCGCAACCAGCAACAGATGCTCGATAACCAGGGGCGAATCCTGGCTGAAATACGGCAGACGCATAACTGAAAACTCATTTATTCTACTTAGCGGCATGGCGGAAGAAATATGTCCAGCTTGCGGTAAAGTCCATCCAGTCAATGAAAAGGGTGAACTACTAGTACTGACTTCAACCCGTTTTGGTAAGCAGGGGATTGAGACTACCCTTGTTTGCCCGGGACCAGCCCCCCCCCGCATAACTGAAAATGCCAAGTGATAGGTCCGAAGTTCTATGAAACTGGCTAAAGGTCTCCGCGCTGCGCTCAATAACCATCCTTTCCCACCGGATGAGGAAGGCGGGATTTATGCCGTGCTTGATGAATCGGCAAACATCATGCCAATTACTGCAGATCAGTGCGCGCTAGTTCTCGATGGCCAAGGATATACTCCGAGCATTGCGCTTGATTTTATTGGGCCGTGGATAGTTGACACATCTTTCCAACAGGCACTTTTCGCTGATGAGCAGCCGGATAGCGATTGGTTTGAGACAACGATTGTTCATGAGGATGCTAACCTTGACAGTGTGAATGAGGTTGAGGAGGCAGCTCATGCCGTGTTTTATGCGCCAACAATGACCGCAGCTCTTAGCAATCATCGGTTCGCGGTCCAATTAGCTCAGACTTTATGAAGCTCGCCAAAGGTCTCCGCGATTCTCCCCTGCTCTTTGCTCGCATGGTCTTGAACCGTGACCTGTACCGGTGGCAAGCCGAGATTGGGGAGGCGGTCGATTTCGGCTCACAGTATGAACGTGTACGTATTGCCGTCCGGACACCAAACGGTTCGGGCAAAAGTTCGATTGTTATCCCGCTTGCGATCTGCCGCTGGCTTGATCGTTACCCGAAAAGCAAAGTGGTGCTGACTAGTGCGGATTCGCGTCAGCTTGATTCCCAATTGATGCGCGCCCTGTTCGAATATCGCTCGCCGCATCTGGTGCACTGGGAGTTTTTACAACGCGAGATTCGCACGCCGCAAGGGGGCAACCTGATTGCCTTTACCACCGATGAACCTGCCCGGGTTGAAGGTCATCACGGCACCAAGGGCGCGCCGTTACTAATGATCGTGGACGAAGCCAAGTCGATTCCGGCCGAGATCTTCCAGGCAATCGACCGGTGCGGCTACGCCGTGCTGCTGCTGATCAGCTCACCTGGTTTGCGTTCCGGTACGTTCTTCGATTGTTTCAGCCTGAACCGTCAGAACCATATCTGTTTTGAGATCAGCCTTGAACAGTGTCCGCATATCGCGCCCGAAAAGATCGCCGACATGCTCGAGACCTACGGCGAGAACCATCCGCTGGTTCGCTCAAGCATTTATGGCGAGTTTATGGATCTGGCTGAGGGCGAGAGCTTTATCGTGCCATTTGAGCCGTTGCGTAAGATGATCGCTAATCCGCCTGGTGCCCGGATCAGCCGGCACGAGTATGCCGCGTTCTGCGATTTTGCCCAAGGCCGGGATGAGAACGTGCTGGCTATTCGGAGCGGTAACAAGTTGCTCGATCTGATTGGCTGGCATGACACCAACGCGATCTCGATTGTGGGCCGGTTCTTGCTGGAATTTCGCAAAGCTGGGTTGCGCGCTGAGCAGATCTGGGGTGATGCCGGCGGCTTGGGGCTACCGATGTGCGATATGCTCCGGGACGCGGGTTGGCCGATTAACCGGTTTTCGTTTGGCGTTAAGCCGACCGACGAAGATCACTACGTTTCCCGCGGCGCCGAGGTCTGGCATAGTTTCGCCCAGCGGATAGCTCGTGGCGAACTGGTGCTGCTTAATGATCCGACGCTGGTGAGCCAGTTAACCAGCCGCAAGAGCACGCTGGACGCCCGGGGCCGGTTGGGAATCGAGAAGAAGGACGATATGGCGGCTCGCGGGGTTAAATCGCCGGATCGGGCTGATGCGGTCATCGGCGCTTTCAGTCACGGGGTAATGAACTTTGCGGCATACGTGGGGCGCAAGCAGGATCCGTGGGAAAAGCTTGATGAAGCCTATGAGGGCTTTGAACGAAGCAAACTGCGTGATCGGGCACTGGAACGGCAACTGGAGGATATGGGTTCGTGGACGGGCGGATAAAACGCGCTTGCGCAACGTGCCAGCATTTGTTATTCCATAATGCGGATGAGCAATGGACTTCCCCCGCCGCAGGAATTGACCTGGGATAGCACGCTTCGGGATCTCTTGGACAATACGTACAGCTTCAGTCCCGAGCTGACTGATTCGGAAAAGCCGCCGCGATTTATTCGGATGTACGCCGATCGTTGGCAAGTCAATTGGCAACTCTCCGGGTTAGAGGATCCGCAGGCACAGACAATCATGGATATCCAAATCACGGCGCGGCCGGTGGCGCCCTCAACCATTCTGATCAAAGTATGAGCAACGGACAACAACAAGCACCAGAACCACAAGCGGCGCCTGCCCCCGGTACGGCGATTTTGGGTACGACCACAATCGATGCGCTTTTTACCACGATGTTCGCGACTCGGAGCGGTGATCTGGGTGCGGCAAGTTACGTTTGGGCAACTCCCAACTCGATCATTGGCACGTTCCCGGCAGGGACTACACCCACGGCGCAAAACGCGTCGATGATGATCTGCCGGTTTGAAGCGCGGCCGAATGCGCCGAGCGCAATTGCGCCTTAGCTCTCGGGCCGTATGCCGCAGACGAACCCGCCAGAGACTTATCTTGAAAAGCAGCGTAAAGCCTGGATCAGGGAGCATCCCGATAAGTGGATTAAGCTGCTGGATACCGAGAATACGCAAATAGTCAGAAACGAGCGTACGGGATGCGTTCTATGGCTAAGCAGGAAAGTGCGAAAGGAAAGGTAATGCTGTATGCCGCAGACAGTCACAGTTCGGATGCATCGGACGCTTACACTGGCCGCAAACGATCTGTGCACGGTCAATTTAAGCAACCAGGACGGGGCTGAGATATACGTGAAAAATACGGGGCCCGGCAAAGCGTGGCTTAGCTTCGATCCGACTAAGCCGGCAACAGTCGGCGACGTGAACAACGTGGTTTTGGCGCTCAACGACTCGATTATTTTTCGCAAGATAACGCGTACTTCGGTGCTGACCGCTAACGCCGACACCGCGAGCACAATTGTAACGTTGACTCAGAACTAATTTATGGCCATTTCAACGACAATTATCCGCGGCGACTTTAACCGGCGGCTGTACGGCACCGCGAATCTCAAGATGGCATCTGCGACTGGCATAGCGGTTGGCAGCGCATTGACGATAGCGGGCGACCTGGTAACGAGCGTCACCACGGTTTTGCCCAATAATTGTTTTAAATGCAAGGTTACCCAGATGCCGCGCGGTAAAAATCGGTTGATTATCAAACCGGGCGATACGGTAACCGGTTAAGATAATGCCGCAGACGCTTAGCCCCAGGGTTCATTGCACGGTGAATCTGTTGGCCAATGATTTGGCTACGGTAAAATATTCCGGTCAAGAGGGCGGCGGGATTTTCATTCGCAATTACGGGCCGGGTGACGTGTGGCTTTCGGCTGACCCACAGTATCCGGCGTCAATCGGCAGCGTGAATAATTATTTGCTGGCCAAGACCGATTACGTAGCGATGGGCGGAGTCGGGCGCGGAGCGTATCTGACGCTGATGAGCAGCCAGGGCAACACCCAGGTATCGATAGCGTTTTCCAGCCATTGAGTTATGGAAGACAACTCAGAGCTGTACGAGGAGATCAACAACGATCTGCAGGATCGCTCCAAGTGGGAAGCGCGTCAGATTCTCTGGGCTAAGATGCGCGGGCAAGGGGTTGGCCGGGCGAATCGGCCCTGGCCGGGAGCCGCCAATGTGCATGTGCCGGTAGCGGATACGATTATCGGCAAGCTTAAGCCTTATTATGTGGTGTGGATCTTCGGGCCGGAACTCCTGGCTTCGTTCTACAGCCTGGAGGAACAGGGTGACAGTTACACCGATTCGGTTGCTCAATGGTTCGATTACAAGGTTCGGGAAATCAGCAATTTCAGTGAGCAGGCGATCTGCGCAATTGACAGCTGTTTGCAGAACGGCATGGGGGTGATCAAGACCTATTGGGACGTGGCCGCCAACCGGCTGGCGTTTGCCAGCGTGCATCCGTATTTCATCATTATGCCGCCGTGGGCGACCTTTGATTTTCAGAAGGCTGACCGGGTCGTGCACGTGATGCAGTACTCGCGCGAGGAATACATGCGCGATGCCGAGGGCAAGGGATTTAACACGGACGAGACTTACGTCGACTCGATTACGGGCGAGGGCAAACCGGATAAGAAATACGAGCGCTATCGCTATACGGCCGAAGGGTTATCCTATTCACGGCTCAAAGATCTGATTGTTGTGTGGGAGGTGTATTTGCGCCAGAGTGACGGCCAGATCCAGGTTAAGACTTTCAGTCCGTTGCAGCCTGACGAGCCGGCTCGAGGTGATTTCAAGTTGCCTTATGAGCATAAAGAGGTCCCGCTTACTTTGGTTCCGTACGAGTTGACCGATGGCGGGTTTTATTCGTCGCGGGGTGTCTGTGAATTGGTGCAAATGTATGAGGCGAGTGCCTGCAAGACCTGGAACGAGAAACTCGATTTCATGTCGATTGCCAACCGGCCGGTTCTCTCGTCGCAGGGCGGATCGATTAACGCGCAAAATATTCGGTGGGAGCCGGGAGCAGTTTACGATTCCGTTTTGCAACTGGTCCAGCAACCCGGTCCTCCTGTATCCTTTGATGAGGAGATTAATTCGAACCGCTCGATGGCCGAGCAGCGAGTGGGGATTCCTGACTTCGGTGTGGCTGGCCCCAATCAGCCGCAGGGCAATAAGACGGCGACTGAGACAAATGTCATCACTAACGTGATGCAGCAAAATAATGATTTGCGGGCCCGGATCCTGAAAGGCGCAATGACGCGGATCTTCGAGCAAGGCTGGAGTCTGCTTAAGCAGTACGACCGGGAAAGTCTCGATTATTTCTGGCGCAAACAGCGGTTGACGCTCAAGGACGCGGCGTTCGACAACAAGTACGTCTTGAAACCTAATGGCAGCGTGGACGGGTACAGCAGAGAACGCGAGATCCAGAAACTGATGCAGCTGCGGCAGCTCAGCCAAGGGTCACCCTGGATCGTCACTCCGGAGATCGATCGCAAGATCATTGAACTCATGGATGCGCAATGGGTCAGCGATCTTTACCAGGAACCGCAGGACATCCAGGCGGATCAGTCCGAGCAGCAGGCGATTGAGAATTCGCTGATGATGGACGGGTTTCTGCCGCAGGTTAAGCCGCGGGATGATCATCTGCTTCATCTCCAGATTGAGGACGGATTTATCGGGTGGAGTCAACAGAATCAGCGCCCGATTCCGCCGCCGCTCATGCAAACTTTTATGCAGCATATGCAGATGCATATCCAGGCGGCCAAGAGCGATCCGCAGTACTGGAAGCAGCACGCGGCCCAGATTCAACCTTTTATCGTGAAGGTCGCCCAGACTATGAAAGGGCTGCAGCAGCAAGCGCAAGCTCAGCAACAAGCGGCTGGCGCAATGGCGAATTTACGTGGTGGCCCTCCTCCCGGAATGGGGGGGGCGCCTGGTGGAATGCCGCCTGGAATGCCAAGTGGCGGGGCGGTACCAGCAGCAGCTGCCCCGCCCGCTCCTCCGGTGCCGGGGATGCCGGCAGGGGCTGGGCCGTCAATGCCGACTGGAAGTCCGAACGGGAGCGGGGGGTTACCAATGGGATGAAAGTCACCGACTGGGTCAGAAGCGTTTTACCGGTTGAACGAAGGCGAAGAAAATGTCTTCGGGAGTGTAAAATCATTAGCGGACCACGACACAAAGGCAATCCACTCTTCAGTTACTGCCCTAAGCATGATGTTTGGGTGATAGCCTTATGAACCCGATTCTTAAATGGTATCTGCGGGTGATTTTAAGCCGGCCGATCGTGCGTGCGGTCGCCTGGACCCCAGAAGAGCGCAACGCATTTGACTTGTTTTGTCGGAGTTCTTGTGGAATAAAACTTTTCGAATTTCTGCGGCAAATCGTTGCCAATACGACGTTTCAGGCTGTTTACAAAAATAATGTGAGCGCCAACGCCCAGGCACGAGGGCAGCAGGATATCCTAGCACTGCTTCACAGACTGCGTGTTTTCCCACTGGAGGAGAGCAGTTTCACAGAGCTGGAAGATGGAGCGCAACCCGCGGCACGAGGGAGTCCCGTCAAGCAATCCGATGATTGGCGGTGGTTAGGTGGTCGCGGAGCTATCGGATAAAACCCGAGAGATATGCCAGAGCAAACCGACCAAGGGGCAGAAACTCCGAGCACTCAAGAACCGAGCGCAACTGCGATTGGTGAGAGCAGCCAGGGAGAAGGCGCCCAGGAATCGGTTGACTCTGCCGGTGACCAGGCCCAAAAGGCTCAACCCAACGGCCAAAAGCCCAAGGAATTGAGCCGGTACGAACGGACCAAACGTCAGCGGGCTGAACTAGCCAGACGCGAGGCGGTTATTGCCCAACGGGAACGCCAGTTTGCTGATGCGCAGCGAGCGGCGGCCGAGGCGGCAAAGCCGAAACGTGATTACACCCTAGATGATCTCCGCAAATACCGCCGGCAATGGGAGCAGGAAGGCAACTTCGAGCTCGTTGAGAAAGCGGATAAGGAGATTGCGGCAATGGAGGCTGAGGCTCAAGCCGAAAGGCAAAGCCGGACCCTTGAGTTGCCGCCGATGGGAACCCCGGAGCATCAGGCGCAGTGGGAAAGTGCCGAGCGTGAGCTCGCGCAGGTTGACCCTGAGTTTATGCGCGACGGGACCAGGCTGGATAAACGCTTACGTGAGATTATGGGAAGCGAGGATGGCAACATCTATCGCCAACACCCGCGCGGGATCGTTGCCGCATATCACCGGGCAAAAATGGAGTTACTGGACGGAGATTACAAGGTGCTCCAGACAGAGAACTCCAAACTTAAAAAC